ATCAAGAACTTGTATGAAGTCCTGAACATTTTTCGAGAAGACAATTCGTTTGAAAAAAATCCAACCATCACGCCTGTAATAAAATCAATGGAGGTAAGGATTAAAAATATCTGATAGGCAATATAGTTATCACCAATCAGTACAAAGAGTGTGGCACCACACGCAGACAGTATTGTTTTATAAACCCAAGCCTCGCAAAATGATGAAATCGTTTGCATATTTATATGGTTTGTCGAAGGTTGCCGCCTTCTAATACGGTTTTAAATGTTTTTACAGCTTCGAAAATTCTACGCCCCGCAAAGGCCAAATTATAATCGGTCATCATGTGCAATGTATCGTCTGACTTAATTGCGCTTAAACGAGTTCCGTTAACAATGCGCGGATTGCTTCGTGCAAGCCGTTCCTGTTCCTTCCAAAAAGTACGCTTCCAAGCCGGTGTATATCCGCTTGCCTGTACACCCCCAATTTGCATCAAATAGTCGCAGCCATACGTTGGCAACGCATCGGCAATTGTGTTCATAGCAGTTTTGTAACTTTCGATATTTGAGCCATTCGCCATCCAGATTACAAGTTCAGCACCGCCAACCTGTTGAATACGGTACGCCATAGAGCCAAAGAGAGTTGACCGGTCGGTGCCGATATCGTCCCAACTCTCAGCAGTAGACCCACCCATTGGGCATGGGACATATGCCATAGGATAACCATACTCAGCCATGAAATGTGTTGCGAAATGCGGTATCCAACTACCAGCAGCCGCAGGGTTATCATCTCTCGAAACGGTGTCGGTCTGTAAGCCATAATAATCGGTTGGGTCTGTCATTTCAGCCCATGTATACCTATTGTTGAACATGCACGCCTTCAATGTTGCGTGTGAATAGCTTTGGTTATTATCCCCACGGCCTGATACATTCGACGCTCCCGCTCCTACAAAGATCGAACCAACGCCAACATATACTGCCGTATCAGCAACGCCGCCGCCGTCTTGCCGTACTTCCAGATCGCCTTGGCCTGAATTTTGCTCAGTCAAAGAACCTGAAAAAGAACCGTCGCCTGCAACAGTCATAGCCGTCCATGCGCCGCCTTTCCAGCGTGCCTCAACGACATGTCCGGGGGTTGCACCAGTACCCGTAACGATAATGGTTCCCTTTCCCGTAATGGGATTGCGCTGAAAAACTCTATAGTCCGGTGTTGTAAGTGCGATTGCCATAATTAGTTAAAAAGATTTACAGATTTGCGCCCTCCTCTTGGTGACTGATCACTCCACATATTTACGCTATCAAGAGTTCCATTGTCGGCTGCAACAGATTCAACGAGTGTTGTTGTCATTGCGTTAGTGTCACATGCAAAATACCGGTGTGCGCTCGTTGGGATTATGTTGTCCTTATGCCAGCTTACGACCTCTGCACTTGTTAATTCTCGCTGCCACAAGCCAAATTGTGCAAGCAATCCACTAAATAAACCACTTCCCGATGATGCAGAACCAAGCATTGCAGCGCGTCCAATTGCAACAGGGTCATTAAATGTACCAGATGCAACAATCGTTGTTTTATCGCGGAGTACTCCATCAACATAAAATTTGATTCCAGCCGCCGTATTTGTTGCGTCCTTTGTAATTACTACATGATGCCACTTCCCATCTAATATTGGTTTGTCACACTGCACGCCAAGAGAATCGCCGCCATTGTCTCTAAGTTGTAGATTGATTTTTCCCAAAGTTCCTGACGTTCTATTCACTCCCACAAAACAATAAGTGCCTCCCGCCGCTGGATTAGCACCAAAAATATAAGCAGGAACAGTAGCCAAGTCTGAACCCTTCACCCAAAAACCAAATGAAGCCGCTCCCGCAAGTCCCGTTACAAAAGAATCTAACGCGGACAGCGCACAGTTTTGACCTGTTGAGCCATACTGATTTATTGCAATACTGTAAGGTATCTCACTTATTGCCCGCCTATTCGCGGTTTGCCGAGTTGGAGTTGGTTGTCGTGACATATTAGACCATACAAGGAGCAGTTCTTGGCGTGTATGAAGCCATACAGTAATAATGGTTTGTAATAGCTGCCGGTGTTGATGTCGGCGTAATTTGTAACGAAATTAGATTTGTACCACCAAATACAGAATCGATATTGCTCGAATCCACTCCGCTCGTATTCCCGTTTGTGATCGCCACTGAGCTATTTTGATTAACCCCGTTAACACGAAGTCGCGTCTCCCACTGCTTGCCAACGCCTCCTGGATTAACGTCGACATAACATCTATGTTTTCTAAAATGAACCCTTTGGCCATTGGGCAATGTACATTTTGGATTTGTGTCTGCCGTTGTTGTCTCAGATGTAAACGTTGAAATTGCCCTAGTCCAACCCGTAGCACTGTTTATAACGCTAGACGTTGACACCGAAATAGGGTATTCACCTTCATTTTCTGGCGTGCATGTAAGCGTAATCATGTGATACGTCAGCGTTGGGCTTCCTGTAGGGTCGTATCGGTAATACACCTCGTCGCCTTCTGCTATCTGTACATTAAGGCCAGATATGCTGCCGGTAACAGTACCCGCTCCAGTGATTGTCACCGTTGCCGCCGTTGCCGCACCGTTTACATATAATGTTAACGTCCAACTCTTTCCGGCTCCCGGAGCATCACGAAGATCAAGCCTCAATCCATTAACTTTCATTCTAATTGCAGACTTTCCTACGTTCGCATTGTTGACCGTTGCCGTTGGCACATATTGCCCAGAAAACACACCGACATACCTCACGGCAGAAATTGCCGGATTAACCGCAGCAACAGGTAACATAATCCTCGGAGACCCCAAAGAATCAACACTAAATGACCATGCTAAACGAGTCATAGTTGCCGGAGTTCCTGTCGGGGTTGATTTAATACAAATGTAATCTCCGGGCTCCAACCTTGTGTGATTTGAACCAGAATTATTTGTAAGCACGCCATTTGAAATGGTCGCTGTTAAGCCTGTCTTTGCGCCGCTGTTCACTTCTAATTCAATTGCATAACTCTTGCCGACTCCGGGGTCGGACACTGAGTTGATTGTTAGGTTAGCAATCTCACACGCTTCCGTAATATAGAAACGCGCCGTCACATTGCTCGTACCCCAAGCAACCGCTCCCGGAGCAGGAGTAATTGAGCAGTAGTTAACCGCCGAAGTACTCGGCATGACAGTAACATTGCCGCTTATTGTATATGGCGTAAGCATAATATTATGAGTTTGGAATTGCTGAATACCACCACTCTGTTCCGTCCCAATACAAAGCGCATCTATCCTTTGCGTTTGCAGTTGGAGTAATAACAGGCGTGATTCCTTGTGCCGATTTAACTGTTGGAGAAAAGGTAACTACTCGGCCTCCAGTGCCATCTTGAATAAGTATCAGTTTGCAGCTCGCGCCTCCTGCCGGTTCAACTAATGTGACCGTACAGTCCGCAGTGAGTGTGAGCTTTTGCAGTTTCCCGTTGGCTGCAAAATCAATTGTTTTGGACGCTCCTGAGTTTCCAGCATCGTACATTGTGTCGTATGCCGGAGTACTTGAGCCGCCAGCAGATGGCCTTGGGTTTATTACTTTCATATTAAAAAGAGGAATTAAGCGATATATTCAACATCAAAAACACACTTACTTGAGGCAATAAGTGTTTTGTCGAATTCAGTTGTAGATACCCAAATAGTCAAACCCGTTGATGCAAAACGGCCTTCATCACCAAATTCAACCACGCGCTCCGAATCGGTTCCGGTTACATGTTGTATTTTGATTGGCGCACACAAGTGAGTTGCAATAGCCCCGTCAGCGGGCAATGAAGCGTTGTTGCCTATATGAAGCCATAAATCGTCTGTTGCATAAGATGAATCAATACGCACATAAACATTTTTGACTGTAGCAGGAACCGCACTCACTACCCTGCTCTTTTCAAGCGCGGTAGAAAAGTCTTTAGTCCAAGTGTAATCATCGTTTGCAAGAGGTTTGTGAACTACAGCAGCCACACCATTTGCGCCGTCTTCATATATCGGAGCTGTTGTTTCTGTAGTTGGCAACGGATTTGTTTCCGATACCTCAGTGACACCGGTCGGATTTGAGGCCGACGTAGTCCCTCTAAATTTTGTGACTTCTGACATAAAAGACGGTGAGATTAGGTTATAATCTCGCCGTCTTTAAGTTGTAATGTTTTGGCTTACTCTTGAGGTTTCTCCTCTGTCGCTACCTCGGCAGCCTTCTTTTTCTTGCTTGGTTTTTTGCCTGTCACTTCTGACATTACTTCTACCATAGCTTCTTGTGACTCAGCAAGTTGTTTTGTAGCATTTGCCATCACTTTCATTGGGTCTGTTTCAACCTCGTTTTGACCGTGTGCAGGAGCCGATGTGTCTTCATCGATTACCTTTGAATTGGTGTGTTTATAGCCGCGTGCAAGAGCGTCTTTAACGTGAACCACTGCAACGGGCACTTCTCGGCCTTTGGTATTCACCATCATTACATAACGGCGATAAGTATTTTGTTCTTTGATTTTGTCCGCGCTTTCGCTTCCTTGTGGTGCGAATTGTGATAAGTCTGCATTTTGTGGCAATTCCATAAAAATAAGTGGTTAAGGATATAAATGCCCACCACAGCCCCCGATTGCTCGGGAGCTGATCGTAGAAACTTAGGCCTTAAGCTCAACACCGAAAGCGTCACGAGTCTCAATAAGTCCATACATAACATCAGCAACCGTAAGGTCACCAAGGTATTGCAAGACGTATGCAGACTGAACACGAGGTGCTTTTTGCATTGCCAACGCGATTGCTTCTTTGTGGAAGTACATGTTGGAAATGTTATTACCTGACTGAGCAATCTGAGTGCTCATAAGTACAGGAGCGTTGTAGAGCATACCTACTTGGCCGTTTGATTTAACGGCTGAACCATCACCAATACCACCCTTTGCAGCAGCACCAGCATAGCCAGTACCATCGTAACGAGTGTAATCAGAAATAGTGCGAAGGTCTGCAACTGCCTTTGGCTTCAATACCCAAACACGATCAGTGAGTGGAGCATCTGCATCATCAAGAGCCTGAACAGACCCGAGAATTGCAGCAGTTGTAATTGTAGTATTGTAAGCACCCTTTGCAGTTGAGAAGCCTGTTGCAAGGTTTGCAATGCTCGTATCAACAGCACGCTTGATAGCGTATGCAGCTTTCTTTGTGTACTCGCTCAATAATGAATATTGAGACTGAGTAGCAAGAATGTCCTCAACGAGGAATGCTGTGTGCTTGTGCTGGTTGATTGTCAAAGTGACACTGCCTTCAGTTGGAGACTGTAGAACAACCTCAGTATTCGAGAGCTTGTCGTTTGCAACAAGATTTGAAAGTTGAGGGATTGTAACAGTTTTGCCTTTTGAGACAACGTCTTGATCGAAACGCCATACCTTATCAGCAAGTACGAGGTTAGCCTCAGTAGCGCGGATAATTTCTTTTGACCAGATGTCGGGGCGGAATACGCTACCCGTTGTTGTGGTCTGATGATTTGCACCTAACATAGAAGTAAATGGTTAAACAAATATTGTCTCGCCGCCATTTACTCGCCGTCTATGTTTACTATCCCAAGTCACACTCAATCGGAATGTAGAATCGGAGCTCTCCTGTTACTGTACCGCCGACACCTTGAGTCTTTGTCTTGCACTCAATTAAATCGCCAGCAGCAACTTTGATAACACCGTTTGCAGCAGTCACGTTTGTACCGTCAACTGTTGGCTGTACAGTGTCTCCAATTGCACGTGCTGTAGCTCCAACACCGGTTGACCAGGTTGCAACTTCAACACCACCAATTTCGATAGAGGCAACGCCAGCAGTGCCAGAGAAACCAGCAGCGGCAACAGCCTCTTCAAAACGTCCAAAAATCTGTTTTACGTTAACAAAACCAGCTCCGGGAGCTTTGAACTTTGTCGCAGATGTAGCGGAAGCAGCGTCGAGATTGACGGTAGCCTCCATACGAAGTAATCCTTTCATGGGAAAAAATTGTTAATGTTAGATATTCACACCAGCCTCTCGTAACAGTTTTTCGCGGTCTGCTTCATATTCTCGCGTAGACATTTGAGCGACCGTTTTTGTTCTATTACCTTCGGCCTGTGTAGCTGAACGCAAAGGCCTTTCCTTTGTCGTGAGCTTTGTACCTCCCCACTTAGTGAGTTTTGGCTCAATCACCTTTGAAAAAATATCGTCCAGCTTAACGTCCTTGTACTTAGGATGCGTTGCTATCAGATAAAACTCATCGGCAAATCCTGACTCCTGCAACAAGGGCTGAGTTTTGATGAAATCAAGAACATCTTGATCGACGGCGGCTGATTCAACCTTAGCTTCTTGAGCCGGTTGAGCTTCAACCTTTGGCGCGTCCTCTTTGTCGGTAAGCTCGCGCAGCTTTGCCGTGAGGAATGCAACCTGATCGTCGTAATCCATGTCCTTGAGTTTCCCAAATTCCGCGTCCTTTGCGGCTTTCTTGAGCTCCTTCAACTCTTGTTCGATTTTAGTCTTATGGGTGTACAACTCCTTATAAGACTTCTCAGCCGTTGGCATGTCGTCAAAGATTCCAAAGATTTTCTGAGGAGTTTCAGTGGCTTTTGCAGCCTCATTACCCTCATCACCCTTTGGTTGATCGTCGGACTTACCGGCTTCGTTAGAACTAGGTTGAACGGACTCTTTGGCCTGCTCAACATTTCCAGCGGCTAGAGCTTGATCGAGGGATTCCTGATCTGTAACGTCAGGAGCCGCGATTGCACCAGCGTTCGGATTGATGTTTTGTGCAGTCATAGGAATATAATGGGTTAGGAACTAATAGAGGCTCATAGATGCGACGGCGAGGAAGACACCTATGAGCTTTTATTAACCCCTAATTTTCGCGCTTCTAGTTGGTCGATTTCAGCTTGTGCTTTGTACAATTCAGCCATCTCACTCACCTCACTCACAAAGTCACGCATTACGTTGTTCTCTGCTCTAATAGAAGCAATCATCGGCCTTTCAGTCTCTTTGAACGGGTCAAGCAATTCGAGCTTGTCACGATTTAATTCAATCTTTGCTTCAAAATATGACACCAAAAAATTGAACATTTCGGTATTCGCAAAACCCAAATAGTTACGCTTTTCCTTGTCGTATTCTTGGCGCAACTCTTCAATCGTTGTGTCGTTTACGCGCAACATCTTACGCTTTTTGAAGGATTCAAACATTTGGGATTGTGGTTAGTGATTTGTTCATTGCCGCCTCTGCTTCCATTGGCGTTTCCATTCCGGGAACTGTGGGAGCTTGCCCGCCGCCCATTGGCATCGGTGCAGGGGTTTCCATAAAGAGCTTGCTCGTATCAAAGCCCGGGAATGTTTCCATGATATTTTTGAACTGTTCTTGTAAGTTGATTTGTAAGCCCTGAGCCTTTGCTGTTAGCATCAACTGCCAAATACCCAAAGCCTCATCACGGGCATCATCAACAGAATCGCTCGATGTCGAGTTTGCCAAAACAGAGACATTGTAGAAGTCTGAAACGTCATCAAAAATCTCCTTTGCAACTTCGTAAAATTGCTTTGTCTGTTGGTCTTCAATCAAAGGATTTTGTTCAGCTCTCTCCCCTACCATGCGCAACATCTTTTCACCAAGTCGAGCAAGAGACTCTTCAAGGTTCTCTTTAATTGCACCAAAACGTGAGTTGTATTCATTCCAGCGAATCTTTTGACCTGTAGCAAGGTTCGTGAAGCCCTGATCGTTAGAGTCCTGTGTAGAATCAATAGTGCCAAGCGTCGTTTGAATGTCAGTATTGATTGCGTTTGCTTCGTTGTATGAGCTTGCTGTAACGTCGTTTGTTTCAAGCGCTTTCAAGGCATCGAGGTCTTTTGTGACAATCACATTACCCGCACGAGAAATGAGCTTGCGTGGGTCAATACCAGCACCTTGCTTCATTAACCACATACGATTAAGCACAATCGAAACATTCTCAAAACGCTGATTGCGAGTGAGGTTGTATGCGTCTTGCAATTGTTTTACCGGTTCAACAACGCCCTTACCTACGCCCTGATTTGGTATTTCAATAGGCACAAACATTTCGTAAGGCATGAACTCAATCGGCTCGCATTTAATAACAACCGAATCGGCAACAGTGATGATTTTATACAACTCTTCGTCCTCGGGTTCACCCGTTGGGCTAAAGTACCCACTGAATTTTTTGTAATTCAAAAACGATTCAGTAGTGCCTTTGTCCACTGTTGGGATACCCTGTTGATTGAATTTATTGAGCTTCTGGTTATCGCCATTTGACGCGAACTCACCCGTGCTCAACTTCATTACCTCATCAAGATTGAAATACTCATCTTTATTGGCCAAAATATCAGACTTACGAACCTGATCTTTATTTTCGATAATCGCCTTCATATCATCGACGCTATCGACGCGAGGGTCAAAAAGAATATCCAAAATATCAGGAACGTAAAAAGTAGGATACTCACAAAGGAGCTCCTCTTTTTCAGTGATCTTTTCCACCGGTGTGCCATCGGGTCTGACTTTAATTTCACTCACGCGCTTCTTGTGCGTCTTGCGAACAAAGTCAATACCGGCAAACATAACCCCATTAACGAGCCCACCCTTTGACCATGAGCGTAATTTCTTTTTGCAGCCTCCAATTTTCCACCAGTAATTGAGCGACTGTTGAGCTAATCGAACAGCCTCAGTCATATTGATTGTTGGATTGCCAGCGTGTACCGGAGTACTCATGCCAATAACAAACTTTGGATTGCTACGTGTGAGACGTGGTGCAATCTTTTCAACTTGCTCAAAACATTTTGGGAAGAAAATCTCAGAAAGTCCGGCTCCCTTTCGTTCAGTTTCAAAAACATATGTTGCCTTAAAAAGTGCGCCCCATAAACTTCGATGATTGCTTAAAAGAGTCGAATACTCAGCAGAAACTTCTTTAACACGCTTAAGCGCACGTTCCTGCTCCTCTTTGCTCGGAATTTTCTTTTTTACAGTCTCCTCAACATCGTCAGGGAAGTCCTGTAAATTCGCAAAATTAACCTCAGCGGGTGAAGATTCAATCATATAATACGAATCGATTGAGCCTCGCCGCTCAGATTTGTTGGCTCAATTATAGCTATTAAAATATAGAACGCAATTAAATCATTCCTTTTTTCTGAGCCCATGACAGCAACTCTTTGTTGCGAGCCTCAGAAAGATCATGCTCGAAATCCGCACGCTCCTGTTTTTTCGCCTCACTATCAGCTGCATCAAAATCAATAAACATTCCCTCCTCAAGAACTTGTAAATCATCAAACACCTCCTTCTCTGACAGTTTTCGTTTGAACTCCATTGTGTACGGAGTAGCAAACGAATGCGTCACGCATGCAGGGCAGTTTGCTTTCTCAGCCATGAATGTTCCATGCTCCATCATCGAGCGTCGTCTTGAGTCTGCATACACCCAATACGCGCGTTGTTGCTGGTTACATCGGTTACAAAGACCTTCGTAGCCAATCATCGCATTGCCGCCTAGTTTGTGTTTAATACGTTCTTGAGACATAGTGAAATGTTAATGATAAACGGGCTCACCAAATTTGTTGTACTCAATACCAAGCTCCTCAAAGTAGTTTGAGTCATTTTGTAACGGGTCTTCACCAAGATAGATTTTGAACTCATCAACCATCTGCACCGCGTCAATAATGTCGTCGTGCTTACCTACAGGGAATGCGAGCAGTTCAGACTCAAGCTCGGTCATGTGGCGTTTATGCCAAATCTTGCCGTCACGCCACGGGGCAACGAGACGACGTATTTTTGTGAGCTTATCTCCTTTCTGAGTAATTTCCATTGCGGTAATGCCAATACCCTCTTCTTGCAATCGCTCATTCAAATAAAATCCGATGACCGTTTGAGCCGCATATGCTTCGACACCGAGTCTGTAGGGTTGCCACTTCTTAACCTGTAGAACAATCGAATCAATAAGCTCGGCAGGATTCATACGTTTTCGCACGTAATCAAGCAGATAGGTTTTATTTTTCGATTTTGCAGCAGTAAGCACAACGGAGTAATCGCTTGTCGGTTTCTTTTTGAACGCGGGGTCAACCACCGTCACGATTGTCAGGTCATCGGGTAGATCATCGTAGTATCTAAACCACTCAGCGTGAAACTCTTGTGACTCAGCCGCAATTGGATTCTGTTGGTATAGTGACTGCCAGTCGCGCGGATTCATGTTGCGCTTAAACTCTTCAAGTTTTTCTGTCGGATACTTCTCAGGCCACAATGACTCACCTTCTTTTCGGTGTGGTTCATCACACGTTGCAAGTGCCGGAAGATTGAGAATATCCCACTTGTCACCGCCCTGCTCCATTTGGGCAAGTAAATGACCTGCAAGATCGTCTTCATGCCAACGGGTAAGAATAAGCACGATGGCCGCGTCCTGTTCCTGACGGGTGTAGAGAACCGATGAATACCACTCAATAACCTTGCGCCTGATTGTTTCTGAATCAGCGTCTTCACGTCCTCTAATCGGGTCATCAATAATGATTACATGACCACCACGACCAGTGAGTGAGCCGCCCATACCAACCGCAATGTATTGACCACCACCCGACACATGAAAGCGGTTTGCCGCCTGTGAGTCATCGGACAGTTCAACATTAGGAAAGATTGTTGTGTACTCGGGAGACTGACAGATATTGCGAACGCTACGACCGAACGTAGATGCAAGCTCCTGTGTATAACTCGTCGAAATAACCGACTTATTCGGATTCCTACCCATAAACCATGCGGGAAACTTAATCGTTGCCAGCTCTGACTTACCATGACGCGGAGGCATGAAAATCATCAAGCGTTTAATCTCTCCACGTTCAACCGCTTCGAGCTTCTTGATTATTTCGAGATGATGCCAGTTCACTTGGTAATCCTTACTCGTAAGTATGGAAAACTCAGCTAGGCTTTCTCTCCCTGTTGCGTAGATGGCGCGGTCGTCGATGTCCATATTTTGGTGAGTTGTTTTTTCTGGTTTTCAGAAACGGGAGGGAATAAATCTTTACCGTCTTTTGCCGTATGTTCAGTACGCGCGAGCTTTGGTTGATGATATTCAAGCAGGTCTTTGAAATGCTCTAAAAACTCGCGTTCGGGAGCTTTAAGCTCCTTACCTATTGCAAGTCTTTTGAGCTTATTCAAAAACGCTTGGCCACCATCACCCACGAGCCAACCAACAATATTTTGCCATTGTTGTTGCTTAGGTTTAGGAAGTCCCTTGTTCTTCGTGGCTAGTTTATTTCCTTTTTCAAATGGCATGTTTTATTCATTGACAGTAAATTTAGTATTCTGGTTGCAAGTGCGAGAATCGAACTCGCTTTGGCCCGCTTATGAGACGGGCGGGATAGCCACACCCCCCACCTGCTATACTTTGGCTAGGTGCCGGAGCTCGCCGACGTAGGTACCTCGGTAATCCTTTTCCTCGCTAGCTTTTTTCTCGGCGGCTTGTCGAGCCTCCTTTGTCACGTTTTTTTCAAGAAGTGCATCTACGCAAGAATAATGAGCTATATAGCAATATGTACGATATGTATTACTGTTTCGAGTTATTTCATCACCGCAAATATCGCAACATTCATATTTGACTTCCTCAGTTACAACTTTCGTTTTGTACATGAGCAGATTGTACTATTTTACGATATAAAATGTAAAGGTTTTTGGCTTACCCAAAACAAAATTCAGGGGCATTCAACAGGTATTGGAATGCGTGGATAAATTACATCAACATACGCATGAATTGTATTTTTTAAACACACGTTACACCACTTCATCTCTAAGTCAGAAATACTAAAATGTACGGGCCCAAATAACATCGTCTCGTGGGCTTCGATTTTAGTATTATGCCGTATGCAGAAATAAATTCTATCCATTTCTAACAATTAAATTATAAAGCAACTCCTTCGTCTCATCGCTCTGTTGGTCGAGGGGTAGCGATAAGTCCCATGTTGGTTCATCTTCATATACTCCATGTTCACCGTGCTGTCCTTGATCTTCATGAAACACGCCATAGCCATCAATCATTAACTTGCCCATAGCCGCACGCAGCACGTCGGCGAGCTGGATAGGGCGGCCGTGTATTTTATACCCACTGTCATATTCAACAGGGAAAATAGTTTGTCCATCTAGAACCACAAAAGGACTTTGATTTTCAGATATAATCATGAGTGGGTTTGAGCCTTCTAGTTCGATTATGCACCCAAATTTCAGCTCCATAATTTCGGGCACTGCTTCAACGATCTTATCTATCAACTGATTGTATTGGTCTTGGGTAATCATAAAGAAATGAGTTTTTGTTTGAGTAAGTAAATAAGCATTTTTGCGCGTGCGTCGGCTTCCGTTGTTGCTGTCTCACGATGCGATTCCTCAGCGTCGCAATCAAATATAAAAGCGCCCCATTCCTTCCATACGCCATTCCATGCTGAGTAACCATACTCTTCATCAAATCCACTTTTCCCCTTCATTAACTCCCCCAATTCTGCGCATGTGAAGGCGGCGTAACGCTCTTTTTCGATCTTCTGTGCTTTTGCGTACCACCATTTAAATACTTCTTGCCCAGTTGTAAAAACGGGACTTGCATCTTTAATTCCCCAGCCATCATTTACCACTTCTTGGTGGTCTTTGCTTTCACTGGTGTGCCATGACTGAATCCATTTAAATAAACTCTCCTGCGGCGCACCAAGCTCCTTCAATCGCTTTGCGAGTTCAAGCGAGCATACTTGTTTTTCGAGTGGTAAGATCATGGTTGTTTTTCGTTAGGGGTTAGTTCTTCAAGGTCTCTCAATTCTTTTTTAAGCGCAGCGATACGCGCCAATCGTTTTAGCTCTGCGCGTTCTTGGGGTTTTGTCGTTAAAAGGTACTCAACGGTTTCGGTATTTAATCCAAAAGCATTTAATGCATCTCTCCTTATAGCAAGTAGTCCTTCGTCATTTGTGTAGAAATATCCCCCCACAACTTCGTTATTTTTAGAATAATTGATTGTGATCGTATTCTCCTGCTTTAGAAGATTTATTGTTTTTTGAATATAATCTTTACGAGTTTTTTTCATAGTGTTTCTCCGCTGTTGGCGTGAGTATTAGCAAGCTTTTCATAACAAGCTTTGATTACTCGTGCATCGTGTAGCGCGTTGTGCTTTACCCCTTGAATCCCAGC